AATCACCAGCGGTTGTCGTCAAAGAGATTGACTTAACTGGAGGTGTGCCTAATGTCCAGTCAACTACAGGCGCGACTATTATTAATTCAAGGTGGGGTACTGTCGAAGAAAGAGTAAAAGTAAGCGACGAAGCAGACTTAGTAGATAAATTTGCATCTCCTGATTCTGCTACAGCTATATCTTTTCATAGATCTTCTTTCTTTCTAAGATATTCAAATGCTCTTGAGTTAGTAAGAGTAATAGACAGCACCGCTAAAAACGCACGTTCGACCACTGGTCAGACTGCTGCTGATAGTGATAGCACTTTAGCCTCAGAGGTAATTAAAAATGAAGCAGATTTTGATGCACAGTTATCTGCATTAGATTCTGATTCACATACCTTTATTGCTAAATATCCTGGAGCATTAGGAAATAGTTTACAAGTAAGTATGTGTCCACATTCTGCAAACGATTCTGCATTTAATCAGTGGGCATACAAGAATGAATTTGACGCAGCCCCAGGCACGTCAGATTTTGCAACAAAAAATAACGCAACGAACGACGAAGTTCACGTTGCAATAATAGATAAAAACGGTAAGTTTACAGGAACACAAGGCACCTTGCTAGAAAGATATGCGTTCTTATCTTTAGGTAAAAACGCTAAAGACGCAGCTGGTTCTAATATCTTTGTAAAAGACGTTATCAATGAAACTTCAAAATATGCTTGGTTAATTGATTTCGATTCTGACTTTCAAAGCACTTTAGGCAGCAAGGCAAAAGCGGGTACTAATATCGATAGTGGCGATAACTTTACAAAGGTTACGGGTACCACTAATACAGATATTGACTATAACTTTGCCGGCGGTGTTGATGTAGCAAGTCTATCAACTGCAAATATTTTAACAGGTTTTGATCTTTTCGAAGATAAAGACCAAGTTGAGATAGACTTTTTGATAGCACCTTCAATGCAAACACGTACTGATCAAACTACAGTCGTTAACGATTTAGTTGCGACCGCAGCGTCATTAAGAAAAGATTGTATTGTTGTTGCATCACCAGCTAGAGCCGACATAGTGAATCAAACAAGTGCCTCAACAATTGTAACAAATATAGTTGCTACAGCAGATACCTTTACTAAGTCTTCTTATCTAGTAATGGATGGAAACTTCTTAAAAGTGTTCGATAAGTTTAATGATCAGTTCATAAACTTACCTGCTGCATCTTCAACTGCTGGAATAATGGCAGCCACGGATCTCAATAGAGCACCATGGTTCTCACCTGCAGGTTCGAGAAGAGGCCAATACTTTGGAATAACATCTCTATTATTTTCACCTACGAAAGCACAAAGAGACACGTTGTATAAAGCCGGAGTTAATCCGATCGCTAATATACCAGGTGCTGGAGTAATACTATTTGGTGATAAGACAAAGCTTGCAAGACCTTCTGCGTTTGATAGAATCAACGTACGTAGGTTGTTCTTGGTTCTTGAAAGAGCAATCTCAAGAGCTGCAGAACAAGTACTCTTTGAATTCAATGATGAATTTACAAGAGCAGAGTTTGTCAATATTGTCGAGCCAGTATTACGTGAGGTGAAAGGTAGACGCGGTATTACAGACTTCAGAGTCGTAGCAGACGCAACTAATAATACGCCTGCAGTAATCGATAGAAATGAGTTTATCGCAAGTATCTTCATCAAGCCGGCTAGGTCCATTAACTTCGTCACACTTAACTTTGTGGCAGTAAGAACTGGCGTCGACTTTGAAGAAGTCGTTGGTACAGTTTAGGAGGTAGAAAATGGCAGTATTAGGCGTAGATGATTTTAAATCAAAGCTTAGAGGCGGTGGGGCTCGTCCTAACCTCTTCAAGGCTACCATTAACTTTCCCGGATACGCAAACGGTGATCCAGAACTGACTTCATTCTTATGTGAAGCGGCTCAGATACCTGGATCAACGCTTGGTCAAATTGTTGTACCGTTTCGTGGTAGACAGTTAAAAATGGCCGGTGACAGAACGTTTGATGTCTGGACAGTTACAATAATAAACGATACTGATTTTGCTATCAGGAATCCAATGGAACGATGGATGAACGGCATGAACGCACATAGCGCAAATACCGGTCTTACAACTCCAGTGGCCTATGAGGCAGATCTTCTTGTCGAACAGTTAGATAGGTCTGGTGATGCACTTAAAAAGTACACCTTTAGAGGATCATATCCACAAGATATGTCACCAATAGATCTGAACTATGCTACAAACGATGAGATCGAAAGATTCACAGTAACGTTTGCATATCAGTACTATGAGACTGACACTACAACTTAAGTAATAAATAGTAGGAGGGCTACGGTCCTCCTAACTATAAAGGAATTCAAATGGCAGAAAACACATTTAAATTATTTGGTTTTGAGATTACAAGGACAAAGGACAAGAAAGCTCTTGCCTCTCCTGTTCCGCCAAGAGACGACGATGGTGCTGGTTATGTCACTGCGACATCAGCTGGTTCTCACTATGGTCATTATATTAATATGGAAGGTGATGATTCCAAAGATAACGCGCAACTGATATTAAAGTACAGAGGAAGCGCGATGCACCCTGAGGCTGATGCAGCAATTGAAGACATTGTTAATGAAGCGATCACAGCAAGCGAGTTAAAACCTTCGGTTGAATTAAACTTAGACAACGTGCCAGTCAGTGCTTCAATTAAAAAGCAAATGTCTGAAGAGTTTGAAAACATTTTTAACATGTTAAACTTTAAGGAACTCGGTCACGATATTTTTAGAAGATGGTACATTGATGGTAGGTTATATCATCACTTGGTTGTTGATGAAACTAACTTATCGGCTGGCATTCAAGAGATAAGATACATTGATGCAGCTAAGATGCGAAAAGTAAAACAAGTTAAGAGTAAGAAAGATCCTCTCACTGGTGCTAAGCTTGTTGAAAAAATCGATGAGTTCTATATATTTCAAGAAAAACCAGGTGCACAGAACGCTGGAGTAAAAATGACTTTAGATTCTGTTAACTATATAACTTCAGGTTTATTAGATGAACACAGAAAGAAAATAGTTTCTTACCTACATAAGGCTCTTAAACCAATCACACAGTTACGAATGATGGAAGACTCTTTAGTAATTTACAGATTGGCAAGAGCTCCTGAAAGAAGAATGTTTTATATTGACGTTGGTAACTTACCAAGAGGTAAAGCCGAACAGTATATGAAAGACATCATGGCAAAGTACAGAAACAAGTTAGTGTATGATGCTAAGACTGGTGAGATAAGAGACGATAGAAAACATATGTCGATGCTGGAAGATTTTTGGTTACCACGTAGAGAGGGTGGACGAGGTACAGAAATATCTACATTACCGGGTGGAGAAAACTTAGGGCAGATAGAAGACATCATATACTTTCAAAAAAGGTTATATAGATCTTTAAACGTTCCTATGAACAGATTAGAACAAGAACAACAGTTTTCATTAGGAAGAGCCACTGAGATAAGTAGAGATGAACTTAAGTTTCAAAAGTTTATTGATAGACTAAGAAATAGATTCTCAAATTTATTTTACGACATCTTAAAGAAGCAACTTATAATGAAAAATATTATTACTGAAGATGATTGGAACAGCTGGAAAAATAAAGTTACAGTTGATTACTTAAGAGACAATCATTTTGCAGAATTAAAAGAAGCAGAATTATTGAGAGAAAAGATTCAAAGCTTGGATCAAGTATCTCAGTATGTCGGAGAATATTTCTCCAAGCAATGGGTTCAGAAGAATATTCTTTTGATGGACGATGACACCGTTGCAAATATGGATAAAGAGATTGCAGCTGCGCAGGCGCAAGAACCGGAAGACGACCAAGGAGTAGTATAATGGATAATGTCGATAACGTGGAAAATACAGAGCAAGAAGAAAGATTAGATGACCCGAATTATATTCAAGATTTAATCAAGGCTTCTCTGGAGAAAGATTATAATCATGCAAATAAGATATTCGGTGAAGTCATGACAATTAAAATGGGTGACTTACTTGATCAAGAAAAGGTTAGATTAGCAGATCAAATCTATAACGGCGTACCTGAAGAAGAAGAGGAGGAAGTCGAAGTAGATGATGAAGATAATATGGAAGACCCTGAAGATGAAGTGGAAGAAGAAGATGATGATGAAGACGAAACCGAAGAAGAAGAGATAGAAGAAGACGAAGAAGAAGAAATTGAAGGGGCTGCGGTGTAAAAGTTTAAATGTATAAATAGAATTAACATGAAAACTTTTTCACAACTAAGAGAACTAGCAGGCCGTAAGCCAATTGGCAAAGTCGTATTCGATAAGAAGATTAATCGAGTACCCATAAAGATACATAATGAGAAAAATAAGTTCGTTGCTTATATAGATGGCGATAGATTAGATGCTTATAATTCTCAACGTGAAGCTGAAAAGGCTGTAAAAGAGTTTATGAAACAATATAAAGGAATAAAATAATGGAAATTAGACCTTTAGCTGCCAAAGTAACTGCAAACGGCTCTGGTAATAAAACAACTGTAGGTAATGCTCAAACAGTTTATGTGTGCGCAACTGCAGATGACTTAATTACGAATGTTGCAACTGGTGCCACCATGCAAGTACATGAAAATCAATCTTTTATATTACGTAAAGAAAAATTTGAAGAAATACATGCAGGTACTACAACAACACATTTTACTAAAATAGCATATCCAAGAGGGTAACATGAAGTTAATATCAGAATTTATAGAAAACGATATTGAATTTTTAGTAACCGAAGGTAAAAACGGTAAAAAGAATTATGCTATACAAGGAATTTTTGCGCAAGCAGAAAAGAAGAATCGAAACGGTCGTATATATCCAATGCCTATCATGGAAAAAGCTGTAGGTAAGTATGATACAGAGCAAGTACAAAAAGGTAGAGCAGTCGGTGAACTAAATCACCCTGAAGGACCGACCGTAAATCTCGATAAAGTTTCTCACAAAATCGATGAACTCAAGTTTGAGGGAAATGATATTGTGGGTAAGGCATCGATACTAAACACCCCTATGGGCGAAGTTGTAAAAGGCTTACTCGACGGTGGAGTTACAATCGGTGTTTCGACTCGTGGTATGGGAAGTTTGAGCCAGCGTAATGGCGCCATGGTTGTCAATGACGACTATATTCTAAACGCGGTAGATATCGTGCAAGATCCATCCGCACCTGGAGCTTTCGTTAATGGGATAATGGAAGGTGTCGAATGGGTTTGGAATAACGGCATTATAGAAGCACAAACAATTGAAAGAATGGAGACTGAAATTAAGAAGGCTCCGCGAGCTGATCTCTATGAGACACAGGTTCGTGAGTTTAAGAATTTCCTCTCAATATTAAAATCAAAATAAGGAGTCAAAAATGGCTGATAATATAGAAAATCAGGACGTGGAACTCCATGACGATGAGGAAATCTCTGAAATGAAACACGATCCTAAAAATGCTGAGGCTCAGTCAATAGCTGCCGTAGACAAAGCAGGTGACGCAACAGGTACCGCAGGTGCAAGAAGTATGGCCGGTGGTACTGCAAAAGATAATACCAAAAAAGATCCAATGGTTAAAACTAAGGCCGGTATGATTGCCGCTATGGTACATAACATGCAGAAGATGGATAAGAAAGCCATCAATGCTATGTATGGTAGTATGAATAATAGTACCGATCCTGTAAATTTCTCCGGCGAACCAATCGCTGAAGAAGAAATAAAGCCAGAAGTTAAAGTCGAAGTTGACTTTAAAGATGATCTTAAAGCGTTAGTCGCTGAAGAGGCAACATTGTCTGATGAGTTCAAGCAGAAAGCAGAAACTATCTTTGAAGCTGCAATCAATACAAAAGTAAATGCAGAGATTGACAGATTAGAAGAGAAGTATAACGAGGAAGTTTCAGAAGAAATTGAAGCAACCAAGAAAGACCTTGTAGAGAAAGTAGACAGCTATCTAAACTACGTAGTTGAAGGCTGGATGGAAGACAACAAGTTAGCTATTCAAAATGGCTTAAGAACTGAAATTGCTGAAGACTTTATGAATAAGTTGAAAGACTTATTTACTGAGTCACACATTCAGGTGCCAGAAGATAAAGTTGACATGGTTGACGAACTCGCTGACAACGTTGAAGAACTTGAGGCTCAACTCAATGATTCAACACAGAGGTCAATACAAATGGCTGAAGAGTTAGAGCTATATAAGAGAGACTTTATTATTAGAGAATTCTCTAAAGACTTAGCTGAAACTCAAGTCGAGAAGCTAAAAGGATTAGCAGAAAACGTAGACTTTGAAGACGAAGATACTTTCGCACAGAAAGTAGCTCAGTTAAAAGAGTCATACTTTGCTAAGACTTCAAAAACCCAGGAAGAAATCATTGAAGATGACGACGCTCCAACAGTAGAAGCATCAGGTTCAATGGATTCTTATCTTAAAGCAATAAAGAAAACTGCAAATAAATAGGGAGTCCTAAATGACAGTATCATACGATAAGTTGATCGAAAAGTGGTCCCCAGTATTGAACGAAGAGTCAGCTGGTAAGATTACAGATCACCATAAAAAAGCCGTTACTGCTGCAGTACTTGAGAATCAAGAGATCGCACTTAGAGAAGAAGGTCTGATTACTGAAGCCGCTCCAGCAAACGCAACATCATCTGTAAACAACTGGAATCCAGTATTGATTGCACTCGTAAGACGTGCTATGCCAAACCTAATGGCATATGACATCTGTGGTGTGCAGCCAATGTCAGGTCCAACTGGCTTAATCTTCGCGATGAAGTCAAGATACGGTGGTGGTTCAACATCAAATAGAGAAGCATTATTCAACGAAGTTGAGACTCAGTTTTCTGGTGACAGTGCTGGTACTCATGACTCTGATAATGCATCAGGTCTTAACGTAACTAACCTAGACTCAGACTCAACTGCAGACGATGCAAGATTAACAAACATCTTTGCACCCGGTATGACAACAGCCGAGGCAGAAAAGCTTGGCTCATCAGGCGAGTCATCATTCAGAGAGATGGGTTTCACTATTGAGAAATCAACTGTGACTGCTAAGTCAAGAGCGTTAAAAGCTGAATACAGCTTAGAATTAGCTCAAGACCTTAAAGCAATTCACGGTCTTGACGCTGAGACAGAATTGGCAAACATATTGTCAACAGAAATCTTGGCTGAAATCAATAGAGAAGTTATTAGAACTATTAACTCTCAAGCTAAAACTGGTGCTCTACAAACTAACACAGCCGTTAACGGTATCTTCGACGTACAGACAGATGCAGACGGCAGATGGTCAGTAGAGAAGTTTAAGGGACTTGTATTACAGATCGAAAGAGAATGTAATAGAATTGCAATCGAGACACGTAGAGGAAAGGGTAACTTCATAATCTGTTCTTCAGACGTGGCTTCAGCATTAAGCGCAGCAAGTATGTTAGACTACACACCTGCAATGTCAACAACACTAGCAGTTGACGACACAGGTAATACTTTTGCTGGTACCTTAAACGGTAGAACAAGAGTCTACATCGACCCGTATGCAAATACAAACTACGTAACAGTAGGTTATAAGGGTACTAACCCATACGATGCAGGTATCTTCTACTGCCCATACGTACCATTAACAATGGTAAGAGCTGTAGGGGAAGACACTTTCCAGCCAAAGATTGGTTTCAAAACCAGATATGGCATGGTAAGTAACCCATTCGTAGGTGCAACACCTGCAGACGGTTTAGCCGCTGTTAAGACTAACCAGTACTACAGAATATTCAGAGTTGATAATATTCTAGGTGCTTAAGTCTTAGTACTTAATATCCAAAAGAGGAGTTTCGGCTCCTCTTTTTTTGTATAAATAACATTATGGACATATTCTTATTAACACTTTTTATATTCATGACATTCATAGCTTCAGGTATGTCTTTTGGTTTATTGTTTAAACCAATCAAAGGAAGCTGTGGCGGAATAAATTGTAGGTGTAAAGATGGCACTGACTAGTAACTTTAACTATTTACAACCGACAGGTTTTAAATTAGTTATCGATAGAAAAAATTATCCTAACTTAGAGTTTTTTGTACAAGACTTTACACACGCTGGTGTTATTATGAACACCGCTGACTTATCATATAAAAAGATCGCTTCTATACCTTTCATTGGTGATAAGCTTACATATAATGAAATGCTGGCAAACATTATTCTAGATGAAGACATGAAGTCTTATACAGAAATGCATAACTGGATGAGACGTAATTTAGATCGTGATAATATAACTGCACTTGATAGATTTAAAAACGCGACACAAAGACCGCCTTCGCAATCTGATATTACTTTATCAATATTAAATAGTTCAAACAATGCGATAGCGCAGATAGTATATAGAGACAGCATACCTGTTGCTTTAACTGACATACAGTTTCAAGCGACGAGTGGCGCAGAATCATTTCTAACCTTTGGCGCTTCTTTTAGATTTACTAGCTTTGATATTAAAACGATTAATGCAACAACCGGTGCGATTACAGACTCGTTTGACGTTACTGGAACTGTAACTGGTTAATATATATTATTGGAGACATTATGATTGACTTGAAACAAGTCCACGACATGTGGCAAAAAGACTGTGTAATTGATAACTATCAACTTGACGACACTTCTCGTAAAACACCAATACTACATTCAAAATATATTCAGCTGTGGTCTACCGCAAAGCTAGAGTTAAAGCGTGCTGAGTTTGATCAGAAAAGATTATTGAAAGACAAATGGTTATATTATAACGGTAAGATGGATCATGACACGGTAAAAGAAAAAGGATGGGAACCTGATCCTTTTGACGGTTTAAAAATATTAAAGGGTGAGATGGATTATTATTATGATAGCGATCCAGAGATACAAAAATCAGAAGAGAAGATACAATATTGGAAAACAGTAATAGACACATTAACAGAGATAATAGATAATTTAAAATGGCGACACCAAACAATATCGAACATAATCAGATGGAAACAATTCGAGTCAGGAAATTAAATCACGCGGTACTTAAAGTTGAATGCGACAGAAGCGTAGGAGCTGAGTTAAGAGAGTTCTTCTCTTTCTATGTTCCGGGCTATAAGTTCATGCCTGCGTATCGTAACAGAGTGTGGGACGGTAAGATAAGACTGTATAATCAAATTACCGGTGAGATATCTGCAGGTTTATTTCCACAGATACTTTCTTTTGCAGAAGGACGCGAGTACGAGATTGACATAGAAGAAACTGATTATGGTAACCCTAACGAAGGAAATAAAATAAACGCAGACTTTATGATGAAGTATATCGAAGCTTTAAAGTTACCGTTTAAGATAAGAGATTATCAGTTTGATGCGGTGTGTACCGGCATACAAAGAAAGAGCGCGATATTGCTTTCTCCTACCGGATCAGGTAAGTCTTTAATAATATACACGCTTATGAGATACTTATTGACATCGTTTGATAAAGACGTTTTAATCATAGTGCCTACCACATCTTTGGTAGAACAGATGTATAATGATTTTAAAACTTATGGTTATGACGTAGAAAAAAATTGTCATAAAATTTACTCTGGTAAAGATAAGAATACTTCGAAAAGAATCGTAATCAGTACTTGGCAATCAATACACAGGTTTCAAAAAGAATGGTTTGCTAGATTCGGTACGGTCTTTGGTGATGAGTGTCACGGATTTAAATCAAAGTCTTTAACGACTATAATGAACAAGTGTACAGAAGCAGAGTACAGGTTTGGCACCACAGGAACTTTAGATGGCGCGTTAACACATGAGTTAGTATTACAAGGATTGTTTGGTAAGATATATCGCGTAACAAGTACAAGAGCCTTGCAAGACAATGACACACTCGCTAAACTCAATATAAGAAGAATAGTTTTAGAACATAATGAAAAAATTAGAAAAGAGTTTGGAAAGAAAACTTATCAAGAAGAAATAGAGTTTATAGTAACTAATAATAGAAGAAATAGTTTTATAAAAAATTTAACGCTGGATTTAAAAGGTAACACATTAGTTTTATATAACTACGTAGAAAAACACGGTAAGCCTCTTTATAACTTAATGAAAGATGAAATTACAGAAGGACGCAAGATTTTTTTCGTATCAGGAGAAACTGCTGCTACAGACAGAGAAGCCATAAGAGCCATAGTAGAAAAACAAAAAAATTCTGTTACGGTGGCATCACTTGGAACGTTTAGCACAGGTATAAATATTAGGAACCTACATAATATTGTGTTTGCTTCTCCGTCAAAATCGCAGATAAGAGTTTTGCAAAGTATAGGTAGAGGATTGAGAAAGACAGACGACGGTAGAAGTACGACTCTATATGATATCGTAGATGACATTACATGGAAGACTAGAAAGAACTATGGCATACTTCACGCAGATGAGAGACTAAGAATTTATGGAAGAGAAAAATTTAATCACAAAACTTATAGAGTCAGCTTATGAATATAAAACAATTTAAGTTAACTAACAACGAAGAGATAGTTTGCGAAGTTGTCGAATGGGACACGCGCGACGAGATCGGTGACATTTTAGTTAAGAAAGCCTTAAGAATAATCGCCGTAGAAGATTATCAAAGAGGCTATAGATTTTTTGCGTTTCGTCCATGGATGTCTTTCCAAGATGATCCGGAATCGTTACAAACATTAAATTCTTCGCATGTTATTGTCACAACAAATCCTACAAAAAGCATACTAAAGCATTACAAGGCATGCCTGACTGCTATTAATCATGACTTAAAATTAGACAAGTCAGGTAAAAAGAAAAAAGTTTACGCCAATTTAGATGAAATACAAGAAGCAATGAGAGAACTTACAGATGATGAGATTGATGATTTTTTAGAAAGAAAATATGGCGCAATGGTGGAACCTGAACCGTTCCCAGATTCTGATAGTGGCAAGATAATTCAATTTAAACCTAAAAGCAACAAGACTTTCCATTAGGGTATACTCCCTCTCTCCCCAATACACTCTTTTATTTTATCATACTTTTTAGCATTTGTACACTGTTATTCTTGTTTCTAAGAGATAAAATTAACTATGTACTTTTACGTAAAATAGGTGTATAATATACTATGAAAGGTGAAAAAATGGCCAGAAAAAAAAGTATACATTATGTTAATAACTCAGATTTTTCTACGGCAGTCGTCGAATACGTTGAAAAAGTAGAAGTTGCTCGAAAAGAAAAAATTAACATTCCAAAAGTTCCAGATTATATTGCTCAATGTTTTCTCAAGATAGCAGAAGGTTTGTCACATAAAGCCAACTTTATAAGATACACATATAGAGAAGAAATGGTTATGGACGCAGTTGAAAATTGTTTGAAGGCGATAGGTAACTATAATCTTGAAGCAGCAACTAGAACCGGTAAACCAAACGCTTTTGCATACTTTACGCAGATAACGTGGTATGCATTCTTAAGAAGAATCACAAAAGAAAAGAAACAACAAGAAATTAAACTAAAGTATCTAACGAAGTCTGGCATCGATAGCTTTATTGATACAGGTTCAGAAGAAGTTGCTTCTGGTACAGCAGCACACTTTGTAGATACACTAAGAGACAGAATCCAAAGAGTCAGAAGTACTGACGAAGAGATTAAAGAGATAGTAAAAAAAGAAAGAAAGAAACGTAAAGTGAAAATAGCAGATTCAGATTTAAGCGAGTTTATGGAATGAAGATAGCTTTATTATGTGATACTCATTGTGGTATCAGAAACTCTTCAGAAGTTTTTTTAGATAATGCAGAAGATTTTTACACAAACATATTTTTTCCAGAATGTGAAAAACGTGGCATAAAACAAATAGTGCATCTTGGTGATTACTATGATCATCGTAAGTTCGTAAATTTTAAAGCGCTAAATCAAAACCGAAGAGTGTTTCTTGATCAGTTAAGAAAAAATAATATGACTATGGATATTATACCAGGGAATCATGATACTTACTATAAGAACACAAATGAACTTAATGCGTTAAAAGAATGTCTTGGACACTATATGAATGAAATTCACATTGTTATGGAACCAGCAGTAATGCAGTATGGCTCCTTAAGTATGGCTTTACTTCCATGGATATGCGCAGATAATTATGATCAGTCGATGAACTTTATTAGAGACTGTAAGGCTGACTGGTTAGGCGCTCATTTAGAATTAGCCAACTTTGAAATTGGTAGAGGCATACTTGCACCACATGGTATGGACGCTAAGATATTTAAAAAGTTTGAGCAAGTTCTATCAGGCCACTACCACACAGCTTCTCGAAGAGACAACATTTGGTATCTTGGTAATCCTATGGAATTCTTCTGGTCAGACGCACACGATCCAAAATTTTTTCACGTACTTGATACAGAAACAAGACAGATAGAAAAGATACAAAATACTTACACATTATTTGAAAAAATTGTGTACAATGACAAAGAAATAGATTATAATAATTATAATAAAAATTTATCCAAAAAGTTTGTAAAGGTTGTAGTTTCTGAAAAGACTGATCCTTTTACTTTCGATAGGTTTATAGACAACATTCAGAACCAAGACATATATGAATTAAAGATTGCAGAAAACTTTAACGAGTTTATGGGTGCTAATGTAGATGATGAGGAAGTGAATTTTGAAGATACCACAGAAATAGTGGATTCTTATATTGAAGCTGTTGATACAGATTTAGATAAAGATAAAATTAAAATTCAAATGAGAGAATTAATGACTGAAGCACAGGCACTTGAAATAGCATGATAATTTTTAAATCGATTAAGTATAAAAACTTTTTATCTTCTGGTAACTATTTTACAGAGATTGCTTTAAACAAAAGCAAGTCGACTCTTATAGTCGGTCAAAACGGTGCAGGTAAATCTACAATGCTAGATGCCATATCATTTGCATTGTTTGGTAAACCACACAGAAAGATTAGTAAGAACCAACTGATAAATTCCATCAATCAAAAGCAAGCGTTAGTTGAAGTAGAATTCTCTATAGGTAAAGCAGAATTTAAGATAGTAAGAGGCATAAGACCAAACACATTTGAAATATGGAAAGACGGCAACATGATTAATCAATCATCGCATGCCATGGAATACCAGAAGATACTCGAACAAAATATTCTGAAACTCAATCATAAGAGTTTCCATCAGGTTGTTGTATTAGGTTCTTCCTCCTTCATACCTTTTATGCAGCTCAATGCTGGACATCGTAGGAATGTTATAGAGGATCTTCTGGACATTAATATATTTTCGAAAATGAATATCTTATTACGAGAAAGAAATTCTATATTAAAAGAGAATATTAGTAAAATAAATAACGACACAAATATTGTAAAGAGCAAGATAGAACAACAAACTAAGTATATAAAAGATATTGCGGCGCTTACTGAAGAAAATAAAAGTAAATACGAAAAACAAATCAAAGGCGGTAAAGAGAAAATAAAGAAGCTGCAGGATGAAAATAATAATATCAGTAAACAACTTGAAGAAAGTACAGCCGCAGATGAATTAAAAGAAATACAAAAAGAAAAGAATGAAGCGATCGCACACATAGCAGAAATAAAACAAGAAATGAAAACGATTGCTAAGCGTGGATTGTTTTTAGAAAAGAATGATGTGTGTCCAACATGTGATCAAAATATTGAAAACAAAGATAAACTTATATTTGATACTAAGAACGAAGCTTATCAGGTGCAGTCAACTTTAAATATGGTTAAGGATAATAGTACAACTATCGATAGAAAAATAATAAAGCTAGAAGAAGCCATGAAGGTTGTTAAGGAAAAAGCTGACAACTTAAACGCCAACAACAGAGAAATAGTTTCAATCAACCAAAGCAATGAAGAACTACAAAGCTATTTAGAATCAGAAGTTTCTGCGGATCTTACTGGTGCCAAACAAGATTTAGAAATAATGAATAATGACAAAGAAAGCTTATTTGAAGAAAAATTAAAACTTAACGAACAGTTTGGATATAATAATGTTATAGCTGAAATGTTAAGAGATACCGGTATTAAAACGAAAATAATAAAACAATACTTACCAACAATTAATAAACTTGTTAATCAATACTTACAGGTATTAGATTTCTTTGTTCACTTTAATCTAGATGAGAACTTTAACGAAACTATCAGATCAAGACATAGAGATGATTTCACTTATGATTCATTTAGTGAAGGTGAAAAACAAAGAATCGATTTATCTTTGTTGTTTACTTGGAGACAGATAGCAAAGATGAAAAACTCAGTAGCTACTAATCTACTGGTGCTCGATGAAACATTTGATTCGTCTCTAGATCATGATGGTATCGAAAACTTATTAAAAATATTATACACTTTAGATGCAGATAGTAATACTTTTATCATATCACATAAAGGTGACATATTAGATGGTAAGTTTGAATCAAAGATAGAGTTTTATAAAGACAAAAATTTCTCTAGGATAAAAAATTAAATGTTTACTTTTTTAAAAAACTGTGATATAATATACTATAAAATTAAGAAGGAAGGTTTATAATGGAACTATGTGAAAATACTTTAAATGTTCTTAGAAACTTTTCTGGTATTAATCAAAACATAATGATTAGATCAGGAAATAATATTAAGACTATGAGTGAAACTAGAAACATGATTGCTACAGCGGATGTTTCTGAACAGTTTGCCAAAGACTTTGGCATATATGATTTAAATGAATTTATTGGAGTAATGGGTTTAGTAGACACTCCAAACCTAAAGTTCGAAGATGACTTCGTTGTTGTTTCTGATTCTTCAGGTAGATCTAAAGTAAAATATTTCTATGCTGCAGAAGAAACATTAACAACAGCTACTAAGGACGTTAAAATGCCTGAAGCTGATTGTAAGTTTGTATTAGATAATGATACACTTAACAAGTTAAAAAAAGCAGCATCAACTTTAGGACACAATGAGGTATCAATACAAGCTAAAGATGGTGTGTTAAGCTTGTCAGTCGTTGAGAATCAGAACGCAACATCAAACGCTTTCTCTATTGATATCGATGGTGACTTTAAACAGGACGCTGTATTTAATTTCATCATTAGTATTTCTAATCTTAAGATCTTACCCGGTGATTATGATGTTGAAATATCATCTAAATTAATAACGCAGTTCAAGAATAAAGAAGTTCCTTTAACTTATTGGATTGCACTTGAAAAATCTTCAACTTACGGAGCATGACATGTCAGATAATTTAACTCAACTTAAAGATCTTGCCAATAAAGCAAGTAGAAGTACAGTAGCAGTAATTGATGCTGTAACTCAAAGAGGTGGATTCAAAGGCGAAGAGCTTTCCACTATAGGCGGTCTCAGAGACCAGTGCATTCAAATCATTCAAATTAGTGAGGCTCTTCAGCAAGAAGACGCAATGAATGATAAGAGTGAACAGAAACCAGAAGAAAAGAAATAATGAGTTCTGAGTTTCTATGGGTTGAAAAGTACAGGCCTCAAAAGGTATCAGATACGATCTTACCTGAATCTTTAAAACAAACCTTCCAAAAGATTATCGACGGTAAAGAACTTCCTAATATGTTGTTCACAGGTACCGCCGGCTTAGGTAAGACCACAGTGGCTCGAGCTCTATGTAATGAGCTCGGCTGCGACTATATTTTAATCAACGGTTCTGAGGAAGGTAACATTGATACGTTAAGAACCAAGATAAAACAATTTGCGTCATCTGTCTCACTACAAGGTGGCTTTAAAGTTGTAATACTCGATGAAGCCGATTACTTAAACCCGCAATCAACGCAACCCGCATTACGTGGATTTATTGAAGAGTTTTCAAACAACTGTAGATTTATCCTCACATGTAATTTTAAAAACAGAATTATCGAGCCACTTCACTCTAGATGTGGTGTGTATGAATTTAACACATCCAAAAAATCTATGGCTGAATTATGTCAATCATTTATGGCTAGATGTAAAACTATATTAGATAATGAAAGTATTGAACACGACGACAAAGCGATAGCAGAACTTATTCTTAAGTTTGCTCCGGACTGGCGTAGAGTATTAAACGAATTACAGAGATATTCTATCAATGGTAGGATAGACTCTGGCATTATCAACAGTTTACAAGATAAAAACTTCGATGATTTATTCTCTCATTTAAAAAATAAAAATTTCAAAGGTATGCGATCCTGGGTTGTAAACAATATAGATACAGATGCAAGCGCTATTTTTAGAGCCATTTATGATAGGATGTCAGATAAAGTTGCACCACAATCTATTCCACAACTCATTCTTCTGCTTGCAGACTACCAATACAAAAACGCATTTGTCGCAGACCACGAACTAAACGTGGTTGCTTGTTTAACGGAGGTAATGTCAGATGTTAAATTCAATTAAATTAACTTTATACACTCAAGAAGACTGTGGTTATTGTAGACTAATGAAAAAGAAATTAGTTGAATGGGACTTCGATTTCAGAGAGATCAACGTCAGTCATGACTTGTTTGCAAAAGATTTCTTAAAAGAAAAAGGACATCGTACGGTGCCACAGCTTTACTGGCATAATACACATTTAAATAAGATCCCTACTACTGAATTAACTTATGAACGTCTGTGTGCAGAACTTGATTATGATAATTATATTGGCGGAGTTGAAAATTGGACAGTAAGAAAAGCGTCGCAATAGTAGGAGGTGGAGTCGCTGGTGTAACTACCGCATACTTTCTAGCTAAAAAATATAAAGTAAGATTGTTTGATCCTAACGGTATCGCTGAACAATGCAGCTATGCGAACGGTGGTCAACTTTCTGTCTGTAACGCAGAAGTATGGAATAGTTACGATAATATCATTAAAGGTATTAAGTGGCTAACGAGTCCTGATGCTCCTTTAGCTTTTAGACCTGATCACTGGTCGTGGCGAAAAGTAAAATGGATTGCAGGTTTTATTGGTGCCACCATCACCAACAAGTATGATTACAATACTCGAAAGACTATTGAGTACAGCTTAAGATCTCGTAGGCTACTTAAAAAATTAATGAAAGAAATAGATATCGACTTTCATCATAAAAGTTGTGGTATACTACACATATATAAAAACCAAAAGTCTTGGGATAAAGCACAAAGAACTTT